CCATCAACTGTTATAGATGGATTACTAAATATGATAGATGGTATTTTTATTCTCCATTGTTTATATGTTGGGTTACCTTGAAAATTACTATTACTTCCTCTTTCTCTACATTCAAAATCACAAAACTTATCTTTTTTTATTTGTCCGAATTTTCTTTTAGATTTTTTTAATTTATATTTTCTTTTAACTAGCGGGAAGTATAATGAACCTCCTACCCAATCATTGTAGAAATCAAATTTCAACATTCTTAAGAATACCGCAACAGGTTCCATAACACAAGAAACCCAGTCTTTAATACCAGGAGTTTGTCTACCACCACAATTTACACAACTAGCTAATTTAACAAATGTTGCATTACACCCTAAATCATCCCCAAATGGTGTTTTAATTAATGATAACCTATATTCTTTACCTTCATCTGCACATTTTAATGGTATTAACGGTATTTTTGCACAACACTTAGTACAACATTCAGAATTACTCCCACATATTGAATCATTATCAGGGCAACCATAATCAGGATTAGAGCAACAACTATGTTGTTCTAATCCACAGACATCTTTACATTTCTTACATAATAACCCACCGAAAATACATTTATTTTTTAAAGACCAACAAGCTCCAAATATTTGTAATTCTCCTGCTGCACAACTAGTAGCTAAATTACATTTAGTACAAGCGTTACCACCTGACGTAGTACTTGATGTCACAGGTACTTCATAGAATACTGCCCTATAATCACCCACTTGTAGATTGAATCTGTCTACGTTATTTGAACCACTGTTAAAATAACACCAATTTCTAGGTACCCCACTAGGATATGGTGTACCAAATGTAGATATATCGGAACAATACTTACCATTTACAAAACCAACTGTATTACTTGCCAAAAAATTTTCAGGTATCTGATATGGAGTTGACGCAGGCCACGAAAAAGATGAACCCGGAAAAATACCAGTTGCGGTACCAAAATATTCATTATAACAACTTCTTAAATCATTTGTACATGTACCTACTTGTGAAACATCATCACACTGGCTTTTTGCATCAAAACATACACCACCTGCGGAAGATAATATATCAGGATCTTCATCATCCCAACCACTACCATTCCATCTTTGACGTATATACTTTATGTTAACAATACCACCTCTTAATGAATAAGCACATATACCCACAGGAAATTTAACATTACATATTGCAGTAATTAATCCATTTATTACATTTAAAATACCATTAATAAATCCTACTACAATTGCGAAGAATGTTAATAATAAACATATTATCGTATATAGTGGGTTAAAATTAGTGTCTATTCTATTGGTTGGGAATTTATTTACACCTTCAGCATTTATAATATCTTTTATACCTATAAAACCTCTCGCCTCATCATTTTTGATTTTTTGCATTCTACCTATATACTGTTTTACGGTATATACTTTTTTCCATCTAAATGGAAAAAATTCTTCTAAATAATTATACTGATTAGTAACGTCATCTTCATAAGGTGTACCTATAGTTATATCACTAAGTTGTTCATTTTTAGTAAATATTTGTTTTTCCTTAAGTTCTTTTTGAGTGTATTCACCAAAATTAAAATTGTTGTTTGTGTTAGGAACTAAATATTTTGCCCTTTCTCTAAGTCTTTTATCATTAGATGTGGCATCCATAGATATTCTAAATCTATAATCACCTTCAGTTGCGACTCCTTTAATACCATCAGGTGAAGGTACTAAATTACCAAATTCATCGGTAACTACTTTTCTTAGGTTCATTGGTACTAAAATTGACCAATTACCATTATCATCTATTGAGTCTTCTTTAAAATTAAATATTTCTACATTACCGTCAACAGTTCTCCTTATCGCCTCTAACTTACCACCACCCGTAATAACCTCATTAAGTTTACCCATCTCTCTGGCGGGCTTACAATTTTTATTTAATGAATCTTTTTCGTCATCAGAAAAAATACTACCCATAAAAATAGATGTCGGTACGACTTCAAAATTAGGTTCAATATCATATCTATTAATACCTAACGCACTACCAACACTTAAACTATCACACCAATAGGGTTCGACTGTTATTGGAATATTTTCTGAAAATATCTGTGGAAGACTGTCTAAATTATTAGAACCTTTAAATTTAAATTTACTCTTAAAAAGATTATCACTATATCCTTGATCAATTAATTCAAAAGGTCTAGTCGAAATGAATCCAATGTCACTAACATCCATATCATAATGTAAGAAGTGTTCACCTACAGGTACACCAAATAAAATATAATCACCAGATTCGTTAGTTGTGGTAGTATACTTATAATATTTTTCGTAAATTTCTAAAGTAGTCCTGTCATCTAATATTTCTCTCTTCTTAGGGAATGTACCAACAGGAGTATGGTCTAATTTCTGTTGGTTTTTAGGTAAAACATTATATCTTAAACCATTAGAATTCTTTTGATCAGGAAATGGTTCTGTATATGGATATATAGATGACCTTACAGGATCTTGTAAATCCGAATCTTCTACAGGTACAAATATAGATACTTTTACATTAGGTACACCAAAACCACCATTTACTATTACTCTACCCGCAACAACACCATAATCCGCACAGAAATTCTGATAATCGTCTTTTTGTGATATTTTTAAACTTAATATTTCTAAGTGATCATAGTTTTGATTAAGATCAACATTAACTTTTAAATATCCATTGTCTTCACCTGGCGTTGTCCTAATTCTATATGACTTAGACATAATTTAATTATCATTTTTTTTTACTTATTATCGTATACTTCAATATCTTCAATATCCTTAGTTACATATTCTTTAGTTTTACTGAATTGTTTTTCTCTTTTTTTCAATTGTCTTTTTACTTTAAATTCCGCATATTTACTAAATATACCCATTAAAAAACCTTTAAACTTATTACTAACTTTATCTAGTTTTTTTGGTAAAAAGAATGCAAAAAACATTTGTCCTACTAACACTAGTATAACTAAAGGTATTGCAATTACTATAACAAAAAACGCAATTAATCTAAATAAAAAACTACTTCCTGTTAAATCTGAAGGTAATAATTTTAATGTTTCTTCTGAAGGTATATCACTCACTACACCCGAATTTGATTGTTTGCACGTACTACATCCCATAACTTTAATTTTTATTATAAAACTAACTCATTTTTTAAAAAAGTAATTATTATGAAGTAGAAATTGTTACTTTAATATCTTTATTAGGGTATTTTATTTCAAACATACCATTAGGTTCACCAAATAATGTATATCTACCTAAAAGATCAATTTGTCTTGTTTCTTCATCAATATATGGTTGAGCGATTTCATTTAAAGAATATTTACCATTTTCATTAACTTTGTTAAATACCCTTAAATCTGTTACGTTTAATACACCTCCCACATTATTAATGTTTTCAACTAACTGAGAAATATAGATATTGTCCCCCATATCCCACCTGTTGATATCGAAATAATTTTTAACACTATTAATAACACCACTAATCACATCTCCTTTAGGTACTGACTTATCCGCAAAAACATCTATTTCAAAACCTAAATTAAAGACTTTACCATTTTTGATGGTTACATAGTCATTAATCATCCTAAAATCTGCTAAATATTCTGCAATATTTTGTTTTAACGTTGACGTAGATTGTGTTGTAAGTTTACCATTCGCATCTAACGCTAAAATAGAAACATTAATTTTATTTCTTTCTTCCCAAACGCCAGTCCTAAATGGTACACCAAATTTACCAGGCATTAGAGGTATTCTACTTTGATAATCTTTTATCGTAACACATCTTTCTTGTGCGGAAAAATTGTATTTTACTAAATTTCTTATTTCTTCTATTGATGGTTCTTCTTTACCCCCTAACGCTGGTATTGGATTATTAACACTAATACTATTCCTTATAACTCTATTTATATCTTCATCATCTCCATTAACAACAGAACTAATAACACCTAACCCATTAATAGTATTTGGACCTATATTAGTATCTTCACCACCACCAACTCTATATCTCACATATAATGTATTGTTTGGTGATGGTATTTCACCTAAAGAAAGGTTGTTAACTATATTCCCAATTCTATCTATTTGTCCTCTACAACCAACAAATTCGTTTAATTCTGAAATATCTTCATCTCCCGCACCAAAAGTTATTTTACAGAAACCGTTATCAGTATATTCTTTAATGAATCTTTGTGGTGCGTTTTTCCATTTACCCACTACGATACCTTCATTGTCAGAAACAGTATTTTCATCAACTGTGTATACTTCACCTTGTGCTAATGCTGGTACTTCATACCAATTTAAGTCGAAGTCACTAAATTCTTCTTCCGTAGGTGTTGTAGTTAAATTTGTACCTTCTTTAGTTATAATATTTTCAATAGACAATACATTATCTTCAGGTAAAATAACCTCTAAAAATGGTTTAAAATCAGGAGCCCCTAAAGTCTTTTTATATATTTTAGTAAATCCATTTAACATTATCTCTCTTTTAGTAAGTGAATAACTTTGGATTATACCATTACCATCAATATTAGGTATGATAAGTCTATTAGGTATCCCACCTGTTGCAAATGGTGATGAGAAGTCACAATCCTCTAACAACTCAAATATTTTACCCGCCCCTGATGCTTGTGAACCTTTTAATATTTTAGGTGCGTAACTTTCATCAAAAGTATCACCCTTTACTGGTATATTAGTAACTGTCCAATCTACTAAAGTAATACTAGGTCTTTTACCCGGAATATTTAAACCAAAAGTTCTAGCTAATTCTAATAATGATGATCTCTCTTGCGCATAATTAATCTGAGTTTCATTAAACATTCTATCAGTATGGAAACTTAACATATCACCTACCGCAGCGTTTAATTCTAATAACATCATACCTACTGACGCATCGTTAAAATCTGAAAACGTTTCTGGATAATATTTTTTAATGAACTCTACAAGTTGTTGTCTAACATCTGAGAAATTCCTAGCATTATAATCTATCTTTTTCGCCATACTTTAAAATGTTAATGTTACTGTATCAGAACTTTGGAATGTTCCATCTGTCACAGTATAAGTTAATTCTACAATTATTAATTCTTCAATGTCATCGTTCCTAAAATTAATACTATTAACTATTAAATTAGGTATATATCTAGATATACTATCATTCAAACTTTTTTTAATATCATCGTGTGTTATACTATCATTAGGTTCAAATATGAACTTTCTCAAATCACTACCAAAATCAGGTAAGTATAATCTATCACCTTTATTAGTTAACAATAAATGTAATAAATCCGCCCTAATTGCATCTCGATCTGTTTGATTTAGTTCGAAATAAAAACCTTTTTTACTATCTTTAAAAGGGAAATCAATATTTTTATATCTAGTCTTTGCCATTTGTATATAAATATTGTACTATATATTTTTTTAAAAGAAATGGTAAAATAAAAAAAGTCAGAACTTAGTCTGACTTTGTTAAATACTTTATAAGGTTTTAAACTTACTTTGTTATATTAGTATTTCCTCTTTTGTGTTTTGGATCATACGGACAATGTAAACAACCATTACCACAACATCTACCTCTTCTTATATGATATGATTCAGTCATAACCATTCTACCATCTTTGTCGTAGTAATAATCAGAAGGAAGGAGTTTGTTTCCAAACTCCCTCACATATAATTGTTGTACCCAATCGTTAGTAGCATTTACTGTCATAACTTAAACTATTTCACAAGCCCCACCTGCACAAGCAACTTCTCCAGATAGGTTAGTATTATCTTGTAATTCGATAACCTTAGTTAAATCAACACTACTTAATGAATTCATCATTGTGTTATATGTTTCTTCATCACAATCCTCAAATGGTGCTTGTTGATAAGTTCCTCCATTATAAGGTAAAACTGATAAACCATTATAATGTTCTCTATTATTCCACATCCATTCCCCTGCAAGTTCCCAATCTTCCTCTTTTAAAGAAATTGTTGCAGATACGTTATGCGTATTTTGTCCACCTCTATGTCCAAACTTAATCCATTCTTTAGAAACCTTTTTAACTCTCTCTAATAATTCAAAAGGTGACTCATATCTTAAAATAGAACCTTCTGGTGACTTCTGTGGAATAGATATAACTGCAGTGTCATGTGGACGGAAAATTTCATCCTCAACCAACTCTGGATGGTTAATAGATAAATAAGTGTAAATTGCTTCATTCTTACCAACTCTGATTCTTCTGATATAATAATCATTATGCCACGCATGAATTCCAGAAGATGTCCCTAAAACTAAAGATGACGTACCTGATGGTTTAACTGTAGTTGTTCTAGCAGCTTTATTAATACCTATCAACTTAGCAACTCTTTGATTTTCTTCTTTAACCGCTTTCGCGGCAGATTTCATATCATAACCTAATACTACACCTGATCCGATACCTGTCATACCTACACCGATTAATGCGTCTTTTTGTGTAGTTCTTTTCCACACATCTCTAAGATAATGGAAGTCTGTGTAACCCGCTTGTAATGTTCCAATAAACGCTGCACCTTTAACTCTTTTTTCAAAGTCTTCTTGTGACTCTATATCTGAAGCATTTACTTCACATAGGTTACAGAACTGATAAGGTCGTAAACCTATCTCACAACATGGATTAGTACCCCAATCTTTATCATTAGAGAAATAAATTCCTGGTTCACCTGCACCACTTAGTTCAATTCTTTTCCATAAATCTAAGAAAAACTCTTTAGTTACTTTATGTCTTAGTAATACCGCTGAATTGTTAGCTCTACCTCTTTGTGGGTTAAGTTCCCACCACGCACCTGACTTACAAGAAATCATTTCATCATCATCTGCACTAAATAAACTAATCAACGCCGCTCTACGGATACCACCCGCTAAAACTGCGTCTGCAATATGACATATAATATCATGTGTCTCAATAGGTGTAAGTTTATCTCCATCTGATTTTGCATCTAATACCTTTTTAATATTATGAATACAATCTTTTAGTGGTTGAGGTCCCGGTGCTTTACCACCTGAAGTAACCAACAACGCACCTTTTTGTCTAATATCTGAAAAGTCAAATATAGGTGTAGATGATTTAACACCGAAATAAGACTCTACCAATACTTTAATTGCGTCTGCCCATCCTTCAATAGAATCACCTATTAGATATCTTCGACTTCTATTTGGGTTTGGTTTCTTAATGTCAGGTAAAGACTCAACGTGATGTCTCTGTACTGAAAACCCTACGCCTGTACCACCTAATAATAAAAACATTGTTTCTGAAAATGCGTCAACATGATCAATAGGTAAATATGCGCAATTATAAACCCTATTAGGTGAAATCTCTATCGGTTTACCACCAAACTGTAAACTTCTCATAGATGGTAAAAT